TCATTGGCAACGGATCACGCCGCTGGCGATTTCGTCGTCGATGGAGCGCAGCGCATCGGCATCCTGGTGCATCTGCTCGATCACCTCGAGCAGGCGCTGCGCCAGCTTCGGATCGTTCGCCCGCTCGACGGCGCGCATGACCTCGACCGCAGCCGATTCATGATTGTTCGCCATCTGCTTGAGAGCCTTGCGCAAGCGCTGCTCGGTCCATTTCATCGACATGTCGCTTCACCCAGACTGCATATACGGACCCGCCAGGAACGACAGGCTCGCTTAAGAGCGCCGGACCCGGAACAAGTTCAACCTGCCGTCGCGCCCATGAGGGCGGATTGGGTACCGGAAAGGCAAGCGGAGAAGAGATCGTGAAGCGCAAACGAAAACGCCAGGCACAAGGCCTGGCGCTTCGAAATATGGGGTGGACGATGGGAATCGAACCCACGACACCAGGAGCCACAATCCTGTGCTCTACCAACTGAGCTACGCCCACCATATCGTGAATCGTGCCGGACGTTCCGGCTTCAACCGCAGCGGCCGGACAAGCCGAGCCTGAAGGTGGTGCGGACGGAGAGACTCGAACTCTCACGCCTTGCGGCGCTGGAACCTAAATCCTGTCTCGCACCTCAGAAGCGCTTATATTACAACAGTTTACGCCGACCGCAATCACTTAAACTGTGCCAATCGTGAAATTCCTTTTCACGTTTTCCATTTCCGTGCTTCACGTTTCCGTCACGGTCAATATTCAGCGGTCCGACTCATAGGCCGCGACACCGCTGCCGACAGGCCGCCATTCATCCTGCGGCATGCGCGAATCACAGATGAATACCTCGACCTCCCCGCCTTCTTTCGGCTCCGCCGGCCGGATCGCTGCATGCCGGAGAATCGTCTCCATGTCAGGCACGTAGCTGCTCTCCGAGCCGTGGAATGACCAGATTCCGAACTTCCCTGCTCCACCCACCTGGTGGTCGAGTTTCACCGACCAGCCCTTTAATCGAATGACCAGCATCGCCCTGCTCCGTAGAAAATGGCTGTAGTCTACTCCTAATTCTGACAGGCCTGGTTCGCAGCCAGGAGTTGCGCCTCGTAACCAATCCGCTGCCGCCGCTCGGCAAGCAGCGCACGGACCTTGGTCTGTAGGTCGTCGCTCTTCTTCAGCCCAGCCGCTGCCCAGGCCGGCACCTCGACCGCGGGCGCTCGGCACGGCACCGCCACCGGAACTTCTACGCGCACCGTGCGCGGCTCAGGCTCGACCTGGCCGGCGCATCCCGCCAGCGCGACCGCGAAAATCAAAATCATCGAACGCATGGTAAACTCCGACGAACGGTTATTGTGGTGTGCATTGTTACCCAATACTCTAAACCCATGCCAGCCGCAACGGCGAGGCGCAAACAAGGATCGAAGCCATGAGCACCCAACATACCTACGAAGAAATCGCTGAAGACTTCCGTCTCTGGGGCGAGTACATGGACCCCAACGCAGAAATGACCGAAGAGGAATTCCAGGCCCTCTCCACCGAGGAGAAGGTCGCCATGCAAGTCGAGGCATTCGGTGCTGAAGCCTGACGCATCCAGCCACAATCCAGACCCGCGCTACCTGCGCGGGCTGGTCGACAAAGCAGGTGTCAGCCAGCGTCAGGCAGCCGAATTGCTCGGCCTTTCATGGCCAGGCTTCCGCAACTACCTGCGCGACGAGTCCCACCAACTCTACCGGGCTGCACCGTACACGGTTCAGTTCGCACTGGAGTGCCTGGCAGAAAGCCCTAGCTCCTGATCGATGACCGCCTCGGCGGCCGCACACTGCTCACCGGCGGTTCGCTGACTCAGCAGGCGTTGGGCTCCGGCATACTGCTCCGCGGCCTGCTGCCTTCCCCGATCCACAGCCTGCGCGGCATCCCGGGCGCGCTGTTCGCCGGCCACGCGCAGCGCGGCAACCTGCCGGACCTGCTCCGCCACTGCGGACTCCAACTCTCCCCGGGAGGCACGGCAGGCAGCCAGATCCGCGCTCGCGGCATCCAACTGCGGCCGGTAGTGCCGCGCGCCGAGCCAGACACCGCCGGCGGCGCCGAGGCCGACCAGCAGCAGGCAGGCCAGCGCGACCGAGACAACACGGGACGAGATCACGACAGCACCCCGCCCGCTGCAAGATAGTGCGCTGTCAGGTCATCGAGAGAATGCTCACGCTGGCCGTAACCAGCCCCCGGCAGGCTGGCCCAAATGTTGGAGCACTTCTGCACGGCATCCGCCAAGCGACCGGCCTGTATATCTGCCAGCGCGCGGCGCTCCTTAATCTGCTGCAACGCCACCAGATCCTGGTTAGCCGGGGTGAAGCCGCCTTTCAGCGCCAGGCTTTCGCGGTAGGCATCCCAGTACCTCGAAAGAAGCTGATACCTGCCTGCCGCAGTTGAATAAACCTTGTACCGAGGAAGATAGACCTTCAGGCGCGGGTGATCAGCGTACCCATTGAACAGTCCTCCACCGACAACAACGTTGTAGCCGTTGTCGCTACCTCTGATCGTGCTGGTCCCTTCAGACCACGCAAGCATGTCCAGGAACGCAAGAACGTTCCTCCCTCCAGCGGTTTTCTCGGAAACGACTGCCATCGGCGGTCCCTCTCTCAATAGGTGAATGAAATGAAACGGATCGATATCTCCGGGCTTCGCTATGGGCGTCTTTTGGTGGTCGCCTACGACTCTCCCGGGGAAAATGGAGGATCTGTCTGGCTCTGCCGGTGTGAGTGCGGAGCCGAGGTCAAAGTGAAGTCGTCGAACCTGCGAGGCGGCTCGACACGTTCGTGCGGATGCCTCGCCAGCGAATGGGCTTCAGCACTTGGCTCAAATAGGGAATTCGTCAGGAAGCGTGCAGCCAAAGTCACCGCGCACGGGCACAGCCGTCGAGGGGTGAAAACCCCGGAGTACAGAACCTGGCTAGGCATGAAACGCAGGTGCTACGACGAGAAGTACAAGGACTTCCCTAACTGGGGCGGTCGCGGTATCAAGGTCTGCGAACGTTGGAACGAGTCGAGATTGACGGCACTCAGTTCACCAGCATTGCCCAGGCGATTTTTTTGGCGATGCTGGGAGTGGCTGAGAGCAGTAAAATCAAGGCCTACAACCGTTCTGATTCGCCAGAATTCGCATCGATTGGTACAAAAACTGGTACACAGTCACGTCTTCAGAATGTATAGCTATCTGTTGGCATGCAAAGGATCGAGCCGAGACTCAGCAGGATTGGTATCATCGCCTACAACTGACTGAAAATCTTCCATGCACATATGAACCGGATTGTCAAGGTAATGAGTTCAAGCCCAAATTCACAAGCAGAACAAAAATATTTAATACACCCAAAATATAGGCCTGATATAGATGGAATGAGGACTATAGCTGTTATTTCTGTAGTCCTATATCACGCATTTCCTAGATGGATGCCTGGAGGATTCATAGGAGTTGACGTATTTTTCATAATATCAGGATATTTGATCTCAACTATTCTCTACGGAAGTCTGTCAACAAACACATTTAGATTTACTGAGTTTTACGCACGAAGAATAAAAAGAATTTTTCCTGCTCTAATATTGGTTCTTGTTAGCTGCTACGTTTTTGGATGGTTCACTTTATTCGCAGACGAGTACAAGCAGCTAGGAAAGCATATAGCATCCGGATCTGCATTCATATCTAACTTCATTCTTTGGGATGAAAGCGGTTATTTCGATACATCCGCAGAAGTAAAACCATTATTACACCTTTGGTCGCTAGGGATAGAAGAGCAGTTCTATATAATATGGCCTTTTGTTCTTTGGGCTGCATGGAAAATCAGGCTGAACTTACTAACAATGACGACAGCATTTATGGCTTTGTCATTCTCAATTAACATTCTTAATATCTCAGAATACCCAACATATACTTTTTTCATGCCTCACGCTAGAGCATGGGAGCTTTTCCTTGGATCGATTCTCGCATACCTTTCATATAATTTATCAGAATATCTCAGCGTAATCAGACTAAGAATTGACAAGATAGCGACGCTTGTGTTCATGCGGCCTGGAACGGAAAGCAATGGATCGGTACTATCGACATTTCAATCTATTATAGGTATTTCGATCCTGGCTTTCGGTTTCTATGCGGTAAACAATTCAGAATTTCCGGGTTGGAAAGCAATCATCCCATGCTCTGGCGCAATGCTGCTGATCTCTGCCGGAAATACTTCGTGGGTGAACAGAAATATACTATCCAGCAGACCGTTCGTGTTTATAGGACTTATCAGCTTCCCTTTATACCTTTGGCACTGGCCGATATTATCTTTTGCCAGAATAATAGAAGGAGACGTTCCATCCAGATTGATACGGATATCAGCAGTTGCATTATCTATTATTTTGGCGTGGGCAACCTATAGATTCATTGAGACTCCGCTGAAGAAATCGACATGGAATTTAAAAACATTTGTCATATCTATGACAATGTTACTAGTTGGAACTTCTGGATACTTAACATATATGCTAGATGGGATTCCAACAAGATCTAATGTAGTCAAAGCTGCTGAAGTAAACGCTCAGTTCACAGGTCCAATTTGGAACTACGCAACGAACGACGTCTGCTTGAAAAGATACGGATATGAGTCTGCGAAAAGCTATCCGTGGTGGTTCTGCATGACGAACAAAGATCAGAATCCAACAGTTATTCTTTTAGGTAACAGTTATGCAAACCATCTATACCCGGGACTTTCTACAGAGAAAGATCTTTCTAAACAAACATTTTTATCTATTGGCGCATGTGATACTTATCTTGCATATTCAAAGCAGCCTGACGAACCTGCAACTCCATGCTCAGGGAATAGACCTAAAGAACAGCTAGACAATGTAAAGCATATTATAGAGTCAACTAAAACAGTAAAATATATAATTATATCTGGAATACCAAAAGACGTATCAGGCGATTACATAGACAGGCTTGACGAAACTATAGGATATCTTGAGGGGCAGGGAGTCAAAGTAATAATCTCAACTCCTCACATAAGAGAAAAAACAGATATTAAGTCTTGCTTCTCAAGGCCTCTAAAAAATAGCGTAGATTGTACATTTGGGATCTCCGAAAAATCAGAAATTGACAAAGCAATGGAGCCATTGAAATCCCACATAAAATCAACGCACCCATCTGTCAAATTCTTTGACCCAAATACAATTTTCTGTGATGGAGGTAAATGCTCTCTCGTAGTCGATGGAATGCCAATGTATCGTGATGAATACATGCACTTTTCAGTATTCGCCAGCGAACTGTATGCGAAGAAATTCGTGCAGTGGGCAGAGAAAAACGGGATAGATATAGCTGATTGAAAGTAAAGGCCCCTAGCAGGGGCCTTTTTCAGTTTGCGATCCTGAGCATTCTGTATCCAGGGCCAGCAGAGTCGGCTGCTCCCACTAGGACTCTACCTAATTGTACTGTAGTGCCGTTGCTATATCGAAGAGACAGCACAGTTTGCCCTGATGATGGCTCATTTATTCCTATTTTTGCCATAGTTGCCGATCCATCGACATTTGTAAAGTTCCAGCTTTCACCATCGCAGGTATTTCCAAATGGATACCAAACTCCAGGTGTTCCAGGGATAACACAAACCCATCCAGCATATCCTTTAGAAGAATGGTCCTTGTTAATAACAACAGATCCAACTCGCCATGCCCTATTCCCATATGCAGATGGGTCATCACTAGGCCTTACATTACCCAACTCAATATCATTCAGGATTAGCCTATCTTGGGTATTAGACATCCCAAGAATGGCGGCATCGTTCATAGTGATCTGAGTATCAGAGCGAACATAGTTCAGCCTACCAGAGCAGAAATTACCAAGACTCGTTCCACCGAACGTGTATCCCCACCTAACCGCATAGAATGCAGGGTTCTCATTATTAGCTGCGCTATTAGCGTGCATATTACCAGCATGGTACACGCCAAGGTTTGCCGTGGAAGGGAAGCTATCGCCAATAATATCAGGGCCGCCATTACCCTCGAAATAGCAAGATGTAACGGCTATTCCTCTGACATGAGAGTAAAGAATTCCAAAACCGGAAAGACCTTCAATTAAGCAATTGTCTATATAACAACCACTAACTGATTTGTTACCGGTGTTATCAATAGTGCTCCAGAAATTTCCACCATGCTCAATCTGAGAGCCAGTTGCTCTGATATCGAAAGCTCCGCCATTTGATTCAATAAAAGTACCAGACCAATATCTAATATTGTTGTTTGGACCTATATATATTGATTGAATATAACTTAGAGTTTTAAGCAACTTCAAATAGCTAATAGAGCACGATTCAAAATAAATTCTGAGGAATTTATTATCATCTAGTATATATGCATTGAGTGCAGCATTAGAGCATGTAAACTTTAGATTCTCAAACTTTACGTTCTGAGAAGACGGCATTCTCATGCCAGTCGGGTCAATATTTTGAGAAATTGTTGTGGTGAACATTGCTATTTCTGAGTCAACATAAAAACCACCACCATTTATTCCTCTTATAGAAAATGTATCCCTAGTAGATACACCATCGACAGGCCGGTCAATAGATATAGGGCTAGCTAGGCGAATCATCGTTGGAACAACAAGCTCTTTGGCTGGGAATGAAGCGTTACAGTCATTTACCGCAGCCTGAACAGCAGGAGTCCAATCCCACGTAGCAGGGTCTGATTCCACCGGCTTCGTAATGACTAGAGAGGCAAATTCCCATACATTTATGCTATTACCATTTAGTGCAGAACTAACTGTTGAGATTTCATCGGATAGCTCATTACGGCTCCATCCTACTAGCTCACCACCCTTCTCGGGGTCTGAGTCGTTTGCAAGATTCTGTGCGAGAACATCGTCACCAAGAGGGATGAAGAGGGACGACTCTGAATTCCAATCCCCCGTAGTAGTGTATGGCAAAGTAACGGTGCTTGGGCTTGGCCTATAGGCAACGCCGTCTTTCATCACATACTGATTGCGATCAGTGAATGTGATGCCAGGTCCATATTCACCTAGCGAGATCCATGCAGAACTCTCCAAGAAATCTTGGAAACGTTGTTCTCGACTATCCTGCGCGATTTGAAAAGAATTCTCCATTCCATGGAGTGTGGGTCGAACCCTAGAGAACCTGTCAGACCAATAGTTTGACTCAATATTATTCAAGGCATCATCAAAGTTCTCGGCGTTGTCGTACAGATCACGCGGGTCTTTGGAGCCCAGCGGGTTACCGGTGGCGTAGGTCGTCATGCAAATTCTCCGGGCATGAAAAAGCCCGCTCTATGGCGGGCTCTGGATTTGTGTGTGCGGTCAGTTGGGGGCGCTGGCGTTGTCGTAGGTGTAGACCCTGGGGTCATAGTTCACCGCGCGAACGGACGCAGCGGTATTGCCGTTGGGATCAATGGAACTGATCAGGGCCGGGTATGGGTTTCCCAACAGCAGATGCGGCGGTTCGATCTCCCAGGACACGTCAGGGACGAAATCGATACTGGGAATGCTCAGCCGGTAGTCGTCGATCCGCGACGCCGGATATCCACCGGAAACCGTTCCGTCTGGGCGCCGCAGGTAGAGTGCTGGGGAGGTCAGCAGCGACCAGTCTAGGGGCTCGCTGGACTCGATCAGGACCGAGTTTCCCGAGATCACGAACGATTTCAGGTATGCGCTCTGCGCCAATCCGGGACCGGGAACATCGCCGGCGAGGGCCACGTAATCCCAGAACTCGCTGTTCAGCGCGTCGAGGCCAGTTTCGAACGAATACTCGGTTCGCCGGTATCGCTGTGCCATCCTGCGGCGCATCCCGTAGCGCCAGGCTCGGTCGCGGTCCGTCACACCAACGGCGGTTATCGTCTCCACCTTGCGCCCAATATCACCATCTATGCGGCATGGCACAGTATCGTCGACCCATCCATTGGCATTCACGAACTTGACATCTATACCGTCATAGTCGTCCTCAGACGGCGCGCTGATGCTGATCCTCAGTGGGCCGTCCATGTTCTGCGGCGAGTACATGTGCCCGAACGTTGTCCTGGGCTCGTCTCTGGCCGCAGAGATCACGCCGCGCTTGATGGTCTTCTCGGCGTACCCGGCCGCAAGCACGTCGTCCATGATCTGGGCGACCGTGACCTTACCGTCCTCGTAGATCATGTCGAACGTGTCGCCACGGGCCTTCCAGATGGCGTCAAGCCGATCGAGCTCTTCTAGGTCGAGGTCGGCGTCTGTGTAGCCGCGCTCTTTGGCGATGTAGCAGAGGAACGGGACGATGTCTCGCGTAGCGATCTCGGGTGTCCATGCTCCGTTCTGCCGAGTCGGTAGCATGCGGGTAGCCTCTACCGAGACACGGCTTTCTGTCTGCGCCGCGATACGGTCAGACGACCGATACCTGACGGCCATTGTTGTGACGCCGGCGTAGGACGACGGAGCCTGGAGGCGCGCGCGCATCCCGTACCACTGGGTGCGGTCTCGGTACTCGGATGTTGAGTTGCCGCCCTGGTTGACGAACACTTTTCTGATGCGAAACTCGGGCCGCATCATGTACGGCAGCGGGATGCCGTCCGTAAAACCCTGCTGGTCGAGAGAACTGCCAGCATGGTTCTTGCTGACCGTCGTCCATGCGCCGCCGATGGCCATGTCTCGCCACTGGATGTCGTAATAGGTGCTGATCTGGTAGATCTGCCCTTCCCTGCCTACACCGCAAAGCCCTTCCGGGCAAAATACATCGATCTCGACGAAGTTGGTCTTCTCCGACACAGGGCACGCCGGGAAGGGGCCGCGCCAGCCCCCTTCCAGGCTGGTCGGATCGATGGTGACTCTGGACGTAGACGAGTTGAGAGCGGTGAATCCTGGCCAGTCAACATCGACGCCGCCCGCACTGGTCAGCCGCTCGACGGTGAGTTGCTGCGCGCTGTACGCCGTGATCCGATAGCGCAGGCCGCGCGGGCCGATTGCTGCATTGCCGGAGCCGGTCTGCAACGCATTGGCCGGCGAACCGTTGCTGTAGTTGAGCGTCATCGACGTCGAGGTGATGTCGTTCACCAGGTAAAGGCCGCCGTTGGTGCCGACCACCTCGATCTCGTCTCCTATATCCAAGCCCAGTTGCGCGATGTCACCGGTCACGACATCGCGATCAGAGCCGCCGCCATCATTCACAGAATAGGGATACATCGCCTCAACCCGCAGGATCGTCCCCGCAACCCAGTCAGAGGGGAACGAACCGGCTCCGGCAGAAATGATGATGTTCGTTCCGGAAAACGTGAACGTAGTTGCCGACGGGTTCGGGGTGAGATTGGAACTCTCGGTCAGGTCCAGGCCGGCATTACCAGTTGAGCTCGCACCAACTTCCTCAACCAGATGCCACCAGACCGATGCCGGGTGCCCGCTGACGTTCTGCCCTGGTTCGAAAATCTGGAAAGAGGCATCAGCGCCCAGTGCCAGGAACGACGTGTCACCGATCTTCGCTGCACCTTCGGCGATCTGGAACCGACCACGGCCAATACACAGGAGCATTTCGGTCCACTGCTCACGAGGACCGGCGAAATACTTCCGGGGCGGCAGGATGTAGTCTGGATAAATCAGACGACGGCCAGCGACTTCGCGGATCGCATCGCCGAGTTTTACCTTGTTCCCGCGCGCGCTGGTTTCAGAGAGCGACGCGCCCTGCCCGGGGTTCGTCGGCATGCCGGGCAATTGAGGCATGAACATCCGAAAAACCGATTGCGCCCCCTTGAAAAGGGCCGCAGTAATCGTGAACGGATCAGTCCCGCGCGGGAGCTTGTAGATCCTAACAATGTCGCCGCGGTCGATGATGCGCTCAGCCCACTCACCGGGATGGATGAACTCCTCATGGGCCTTTTTCTGCTTGTCGGTGAGGTCATCGCAGAGCGCAACCTCAGCGGGGACAACACCGATAGAGAACGGGTGGACGTCGTGGCAGCGGTACCCAGGCGAATTCGCGGTCAGCCAGGAATGAATCGTCATCCTGCGGCCGATCGGATGCCGCTCCAGCGGTTCTCCGTCAAGGAGCGATGGGTAGATTTCGATCACGGTAGAAGACCACCTTGGAGTATTTGTCGGAGAACTTCTGGAGCGGGGTGAGTGAAACCCCGCTTCCCGGGTTGATTTCGAGAACCCGGAGGCGTCCATCCACCTCAACCAGCAGACCTACGTGATCGAGCAGCCGCCCTCTGTAGGCCGCGGCGATGGCCCCAGGTCCTGGCTCGCATTGCTCGAGCGCGCGGTGGATCTCCGCATCGCACGCCCTTTGCATCGAAACCGGGGTGCGCCGCGTGACACCGCCGAAGTCGGTCAGCATCGGCAGCCCGAACAACTCAACCCGCGCGATGAGCGTCAGGCCCCAGCAGTCAAGGCACGGCAGGGCCCGACCGCCCTCGGTATAGATGGCGGTGAGGTATCTGTTCGGCATGGGATCAGGGCCAGTATTTGAGGCCAGGGAACTCGCTAACGTTGTAGATGTGGCGCAGCGCGGCGGTGTTGATGAGGTCGTAGTAGCCGGCCTCTACCTGGACAGTGAGACCCTCGAAACCCGACGTCTTAACCCTCATCCGGTACGGACGCTCAGCAGGAGCTGTGAAATCGCTCTCCAGGTACATCCGCAGGATCAAGGTGACATACTCGCCAGCCTCCAGCGCTTCGTTGATACGCTGCTGGGCGAATCCGGTCACGTTGTCGATTGCGAATCCAACGTTCTGGTTTCCGCTGTTGTCTCGCTTCGGAATCGATACGTCGATCGCACCAGCGATGAACGTCAGCAGCCGCCCGTCTTCGGTCATGCAGGTGATGTCGTCATAGCCCTGGCAGATGAGGATAGGCTCCGCCCAAGCCGGGCATGACAACTCGATCGTGGCGAACTGCAGGTCCTCACCGCCTGAGGCATAGAACCGCTCAAGAGCCGTCGCCATGTCGAGGCCACTCCCTGTTCATCGCGATGTCGAAGATGTCAGCGAGAAGGATGTACTCGGGCAGAATCTCAGCCCACCCAGGATCGATGATCGAGCGCTCTCGCATCACGACGGTCGCGTTGAAGCGCCAGTGGTCGCGCCCGACGAGATAGCCACCGTCGTAGATCCCCTCGAAGTGCAGGTTGCACGGAACGATTCCCTCTTCCGTACGCAAATCGCACTCGAACCACTTGACGCCGTCTTTCAGGACGTCTCGGTACCACCCTTTGAACAGCCGAGCCTGCTCAGCAGTGAACAGCCAGGAAACCTCCAGTGCGACCGGCACATTGCTGAAGTTCCGCCTGTAGCGTGCCCGACCGCTCTGGAGGGACGTCCTGGCCATAGGCTCTACCGTCTTGAAGCCGTAACCCTCCCTGAGCGGGAAGGGAAGGCCATCAGGCCATTTGATCATCGCCCTGCCCTCTTGAATCCATAGGCGCCTTCGATTGCTTTCGGGTAAAGCCCCTGGCCGGAAGAAACCTTGTTGGCAAAGTCCTGCTCGACCGCATCGAGAGTTACCCGCAGGTTGTTCCCGTCCATGGTGGCGGTGGCGGAAACCGGAGGACCGTTGTTGATGATCTGCAGGCTGATCTGCGGCGAGCCTTGAGCGGAGGCGTCGCCGTTGCTGATCACCTCTCCACGGGTGTTCGGCAGCATGTACTGCCGGCCATTCGCAGCCTGGAATACCTCTGGTGCGCCGTTCTCGTTGATCCGGTACATGCCGCCCGCCCCTACGGGACCGCCGTACTGGCGACCTCCAGCGAACATCCCAAGCATTGCCGGGATGGCGGCCGCCATTGCGGTAAGGCCAGCCGTTGCCGCCCCGCCGAATGACGCAACCGAAGCGGCAGCAGCGGCTGGCGCGTAGGCAGAAGCCATAGCGGCGCCGGTCGCTGCGGCTGTCGTCGCCGCAGCCGCCTGCTGGGCCTGACCCATGATGAAGTTCTTCGCTTGCTCGATGCCGACCTTGACGAGGGCGCCGACGACTTGGTTCAGCATGGCGCCGGCCAGTTGTCGCATGGCGTCGGCACCATTGTTCGCCCCGGTTATCAGCCCTGTCAGAGCGTTCGTACCGGCCTGCTGCACCTGATCAAGCGTTGCCATGATCATCTCGTTGCCGGCAGCCTGGCGGCGGAATCGCTCCTCCTCCAACTGCTTCATCGTGGCATCGTGCTGTTGCTCTGCCTGCGCCTTGAGTTCCAGGTAGCGCTGGTCCTCGAGCAACTTTGCCTCGTTCAGTTTTTTCAGGTTCTCCAACTCGGTCTGGTAGCGCTGGTCTTCGCCGGCGATCGGGTCCATCTGCCCCAGCAACTGCTTGTTGGCTTCGACCTGTTGCGCTTCGTACAGAGCTGCGGCGAGCGCGCGGACCTGGGCGACCTGCTCCGGCGTGGCGTACTCGTTGAGTTGCAGCTCTGCCTGGGTCTGCATCAGGTCCTTGCCCTTCAGGCCGACAAGAGCGAGTTGCTGGCCGAGGCCAGCAATGGTGTCGATGTTTTCCTTCTGCGCCTGGGCGAGTTCCTGAGCGGCTTTCTTGGCTGCCTTCTGCGCCTCGGTGAGCTTCTTCGTGCCTGCCGTGGCAGCGGCCTCGGCGTTGACAGTGCCTGTCTTCCCGCCCGATTTACCTGGCTGCGATGACGTGGATACCTTCGGCGCTTCTACGGGGGGCTTCTTCTCTTGGTTCTTGTAGAAGTTTTCAATCAACGTCTCAGTGGCCCGAATGTCAGCCTTGAGCTTGTTGATCGGATCCTCGTTCTCTACCTTCAGCCCCAGCGCCCTTAGGTTGTCCCGGGCCTTCTCCAGCTTCGCAAGTTCCTCCCTTTGGTCGGCTAGCGACTCATTGAGGCGGACAATGTCATCAGACGCAGCCATCCCGCCGCTAAGCTGGTAGGCCAGTTCTTCAGAGGCCCACTGAACTATCCGGACGGTTTCCTTCGCCCCGTCAATGATCTTGTTCAGCGCACCAACTACTCCAGCAGCCAAGTCCTGCGCTGCCTTGATGGTCTCTGGGTCCTGCAGTATCTCGGCCAGCTTCGCAATGTTGCTGGTCAGAACCTGGCTGGCGCCGCTCGACTCGTTCACCTTTCCGATGAACACCGTCATGCTGTTGCGCAGCTTGGTAAACGAGTCTGCGACCGATGTTTCCATCTCGTCGGCCAGTGCCTTGTTCTCGTCCCGGGTGCGGCGCAACCCTTCGTTCAGCGCCTCGACAGACAGCTTCCCGCTGGCGCCCAACTGCCGGATTTCAGCCTGGGTCCGCCCGGTAGCCTCGGCGATGCCTTCGACGATCGACGGAGTCGCGGCCATTATCGAGGCCCAGCCATCGGCTTCGACCTTGTTCTTCATCAACGCCTTGGACCACGCATCCATGGCGGTGGTGGCCTGGTCGGCGCGCGCGGCGTCGCGAACCAGCGCGTAGGAGAACGAGTCGGTGATGTCCAGGACGTCGGACGTGGTGTAGCCGAGATCCCGGAGCGTGTCAGCCGTAGCCAGGTAGACCTCTTGAGCCTCGCTCAGCGCCCGGAATGTGCCGTTGGCGGTCTGCAACAGCCGCTCCTGCACCATGGCGTACTCTTCGGCGCTACTGGTAGCGTTCCGAATGCGCGACGCCATCTGGCCGTACTGGTCGGAAAGTTCGATGACCGACTGGAGCGTCCGGAGCGAAAGGTAAGCAGCAACGACCCGGGTCAGCCCGCTGTATGCCGAGGTCTGGGCGCCGATCTGCTGGTTGGCCTGCCGCACAGCTCCCGCCACCCTGGTCATGCGGGTCTGCAACTTCCCAGCAGTCGCATCGGTCCGCTGCATGGAACCCTGCATGCTGTCCAGCGAGCGATCGGCGGCGTTCGCACCGTTAACGAGGCTGGAGGTATCCGCCTCGACGGTGTAGTAGATGCTGCCGACATTCTCAGCCATCAGGGTGCTCCTTTCGCCCGCGCCTTGCGCTTGGCCTCGATCTTGTCGAACCACTCCATCGTCGCGTCATGCTCTGCCGCGGTCGGGGCTCTGGCGCCCGGAGCGTTCGATTCGGTTTGGGGGTATTTCGCGCGCAGGGCGCCGATCAGGCCAGTCATGGTCATGGACCAGGCTTCGCGCTCGCTCAGCCCCAGGTGCGCTATCGCCGTCGCGACGTACTCCCGCGCAACGAATTCCCCCGAGTAGTTCGGCTCTTCGTCGTGGCGCCGGGGGAGCGGCGGAAGCGCTCCTGTGACGCCGTGCTTCAGCAGGCAGCGCGCGAGAGGCACAAGGTGCTCGACGTCCGCAGTTCCTGGCCGGTAGACCAGGTCCTGGTCGTAGTAGCCAAACACGTCGGACAGATCCTGCTCACTACAGGCCACCACCACGGCCAGGGCGTCGGCGAACTGGTCCGCCTGGTGCTTCTCGGTGATCGGGTCGCTCATGACTCGCGCGAAGACGTCGACAATCTCGGCCGGCGTACCGAGTTGGGTCATGGCGTACAGGGACGGCCGCAGGAGAAAGCACTCCCCCGAGGCCGTGTGTACGCCTATCTCACCGATCTCGGTGAGGATCACGGTGCAGTGATGGTTACCGGAACGGTCACGCTGACCGAGGGACGTGCCGCACTGGTGATTTTCACCGTGGTGGTGCCCACATCAACGCCGGTAACCAGGCCGCTCGAGTTCACGGTGGCAATGGCCGGCGCCGCGCTTTCGTAGACCAGGCCAGGAGCCGCGCCAGTCGGGGATACAGCGGCGGTCAGTTGCTGGGTGGCGCCTTCAGCGATAGAGACGGAGGTCGGCGAGACGGTAATCCCCTGCACCAGCGGGATGACCGTGACGGTTGCGGTATCGGTAACGCCTGGCACGACGCTGGAGGCAGCGGTGATCGTGGCGGTGCCGGCCGACAGCGCGCTGACCTCGCCGGTAACCGCGTTCACTGCGGCCACGGTCGGAGCGGTCGAGGTCCAGCGCAGGCCTTGCGGAGCGCCAACAGGCAGCACGACGCCTTCGAAGTTGAAGCCCTCGCCAACGGTAAGCGAGAGGGTCTCCGGCACGACCTGAATGCTGGTCGGGTCCGGCGCATCCGCATCGGGGGTATCCTCGACGATCAGGCCGAAGTCGGAAGCGGTCGCCGAAGCCTCGAAGCTGTAGGTGGTGACATCGTCGTACGGCGCGGAACGACTGAGGTTGCTGATGAGCATGAACGCGGTGAAGGTCAGGTCCGGGAAAGTCATGCGCATCCAGACAACAGGCTGTCCGCCAGTCGCGTCCGGCTTCACGACATGCTTCGTCAGGTCGATCAGGTTCTGCGCGCCAGCGCCGGAGGCCTTTACGGTACCGTCACCGGAAATGGTCAGCGTCTGGAAGCTGGCCAGGTTCTCGCGCAGCGCGCCGACCGAGTCGGAGTCGGTTGCGTCGATGGTGTCCCATTCGACAGTGTACTCCTTCGTGCGGAGCGACCCGAAACGGCGCCAGTCATTCTCCGCCGGCAGCGCATCGCCGCACCCGATGTAATACTCGAGCACGACGTCGCGGCCCGGAAATTTGAGCTTCTTGCAAGCCATGTCTGGCCTCCTGATTAGTAGAGAACTTCAAGGTCCAGGCTGTACCAGGCCCGGTTTTCCGTGGTGTATCCGGGCCCGATCGGCTCTCCGATTGCCCGAACAGATGCGGCGCCACAGGGGACGCTGTCGCCAAGCGCTGCCTGCGCCAGGGTCTCGATTGAGTTGCCGACGTCGACAACGTGTTTCCGGACGCCCTTCGGGCCGAGGAGGATCACCTTGAACCGCAGGCGACGGACGTCGACCTGAGTCGGGGCGCCGCCGGTTTGCTGGATCGCTGCGATGAATGCCGAGTCGAGCGAGGGGTGGTCGACCCACATGCCACGGCTGTACTGGTAGCCCTCGCCCAGGATCGAAGCCAGCCAGTCCTGGAAGGCGTCGTAGGGGGTCATACGCGGTAGGTCCTGCGGAGGATGGCCGGGATAGCTGGAATGATCTGGTCAAAACCTTTCGAGAGAAACTCAGGCTCCGCATTCGGATCCCAGTAGTCTCCCCGGCTGGGGTCGTTCTCGTCGCGCGGCTGGCCGGCGAGAGTGCCTGGCGCTTCGTGGACTGCCGCCGCGTAGGCGGCGGTGTAACCGACGCTCCCCTCGACCCCATTGGGGCCAACAGTGATCTGGGGGGCCGTTTGACTGTTGACGAGAGTCGATGTGTCGATCGGTGTCATGGTCTGCGCCATCGCGGCGCCCTGGCTCAGTACCTCGTAAACTGCGCGCTCGGAAACACCGCCGGCGATGTTTTCGACTGCCACACGAAGATTCCGCCGGACGCGGTCGATTCCTTGGATTGCCATGTCAGGTCACCAGTAGAAAGTCCGGCTGCTCGCCGAAGAAGGACATGTCCCAGTTCGTCACCGAGCGAATCTCTTCCCAGCCGTTGGAGCCGTCGAACTGGATCAGGTCCAGGTACTTCGGCCGGCGATCTTCGGTGTAGATCTGGTGGCGCGACACGAACTCGGCGCCGTTGTTATCGCGGACCTGCTCACCTTTCGCTACCCAGGTGCAAGCGATCTCGTAGTCAGGGCCGTAAACGGCCTCCTGTGTCGAAAGGTCGAAGTGCAGGAACGGCCGAACCGTCGCAGTGTTGGTGTAACTCCAATTCGCTGTCGTGCTCATGAGTCACCACACATGCAGCCACCGCGCGCGATCCAAAGACCGCCATGGGCGGTCTGGGTTGGGTTCGGAGGAATCAGCCCCGTCGCACATCCGTGCGTGTCCAGGGCGTTCAGCAAGGCCAACTGCGCCTTCCAGCGATCAGCAAAGGCCTGGTAGCGGAACGATCGAGAAGCGCCGGATGGTGCCGTCTGGCTGCTGATGTACTTGTCGGCCTGTGCCAGGGCGAATAGCGCCAGCAGGTAGGCCTGAATCAGCAGCGCGGTCGATGCCGGGTAATGGGCATCCATGCAGTCCTGGATCTGCTGCAATTGCTCGATCCACGCCGCAAGGATGAAATCGGGCACATTGTCGATGCCCTGGCTCTGCAGGTACTGCCGGGCCTGTTCAACTGTGATCATGTCCGATTCCTGGAAGAAGAAGGCCCCATTTCTGGGGCCAGAAACGACGAAGCCGCCCGCAGGCGGCCTCTCGTCACGCACCGGTCACTTGGCCGGGAACAGCTTCGCCAGTTCGCCCTCCGGCAGCAGGGCGGCAAGCGCTTCCTCGCCCTGGCGGCCATCGAACTCGATCTTCAGCTCCTTCAGGCGCGCTTTGATCAGCTCGCGGCGCTCGCTACCGTCCGGAATGGCAGGGGTCAGGGTACCGGCCTGGGCCTTGGCCTGCTCCCGGATACTCGCTGCTTCCGCGTTGGCTGCGGCGATGATGCCTTCGGCCTGGGCCTTGGCTTCGTCGATCATGGCATCGACGGATACACGCGCTTCGGCGAGAGCTTGCCTGGCCGCTTCGTCGACCTGGGCCGAAACGTCCAAGGTCAGGCTTCCGTTCTTGAGTGCGCCAATCTCGCGCACGTTCGGCAGGAGCGCCGAAGCCAGAGAGTCGAGTTCCAGCACCTGGCCCTTGGAAACGCCGTTCCAGGGTTTGATCACCTCGTACTTGGGCATGTTGCTCTCCTTACGCCAGGTTGGCGCCGTAGATCACGCCGGACAAACCTTCGTCGTCCTTCTTCACCTGGATGCCCATGGCGCTCATGATCTGGAAGTTGTAGTTGACCTGCGGCAGCGGGCGCGGCAGCGGGATAACACCGGTAGCCATGCCGACTAGCGGGGACACCACGTCACGACGTCGCTGATAACCCAGGAACTCGTTGCCCGACAGGGCGAAGGTCTGGCGAACCTCGCGCGCCGGGATGAACGGGGTGATCAACTGCAAAACAGTGCCGCCGCTCAGGATCGTGCTGCCACCGATTGCCACGGTTGCCGGGCGGTTCATGTTGCCCCAGATTTCCGGGGACACCCACAGCACATCATAGGCATCGACCTTGTTGTTGCGGGCGGCCTGGCCGAAAGCGCCGGTGGTGAAGAACGCAGCCAGTTGCTCCTGGGTGGCAGTGGTCAGGTCGATGTTTGCGCCGCCAGCGCCGGAGCCCAGGTTGACCTTGATGGTGTTGCGGTGGTTGCGCAGGCCCTGAGCCGGGTAGTTCTCGACCTGAATGTTGGTGGCACCGTCCAGGGTGTAGGCAACGATCCGCTTGTTGAACTTGCGGAGCTTCGCGGCCTGGGAATCCAGGACCAGGTCGATGCCGACGGTGCTCATGCCAGCGGCATGGCGCCAGTTGACACCGTAGCCGGCGGTGAATACCGGGATCGGGTCGCCGTCGGAGTTGTACTCGGTGTGATCGAAGGAGTACGGGGCCTGGCCGTCGATGCTCACCGACACGTCATCGGCGATGTCGCCGACCACGTTGTAGAGTTTGGCACTCTTGCCAATCGGCAGAACGGTCTGCACCTGCAGGAGGTCGTTGACGATCTCCATGCCGGTCTCCTGGTTGCGGTACTGGATGATCTGGGCGTCGATCTCTGCCCAGAACTCACGACCCAGGCCGGCCAGCGCATTGCAGGCCAGCATTCCCGGGGTCATGGCGCCGCGGTGCTCGGCGAGCATAGCGGCGTTCTGGTTGTTCCAGATGTTGCGGTTGGCCTGCAGCTCCTGGAAGTGGCCCATCAGGCGGGGATGGGCGGCGATTGCTTGCTGGGTGAGGAACATGTGTCCGTACTCCTATTAGGGCGCCGGGGCGGCGACACTGCCGACACGGAAGCGGATGCGGATGAAGTCGGTTTGGCCGGAGGCGATGACTGCATCGTCCTGGCTGTAACCGAGGACCGTGTCGGTATCGCTCGACGCGATGGCACCCTGGCCACTAGTTCCAAGCTTGATCGGCGTGTCCTTCTTGTACGTGCCGGCCGGGCACAGCACGGCGAGCTCGCGACCCTCTTCGACGTAGTTGCCAACGGCCGAATGGCCGGCGGGAACCGCATCGCGGATGTTGAGGCCTTCGTGGTGAGCGCAGTCGATGACGTAGAGTCGGCCAACGCTTGCGCTTGCCTGGGCGAACAGGTCGCTGCCATTGATCACGGCGAACGTGCCGGGCAGGAGTGCCGCGGCGGTCTTGCGGGTTTCGGTCTTGAACAGCGACTTGCCGTCGATGTTCACGCGACGATAGCGAGACATGGCTTACTCCTTCGGCAGGTTGTTGATATCGGCGGTGAGACCGCCTTTGTCGGTGGCGGCATTGGCGCCCAGCGGGGCGGACTCGCCGCACTGCTTGAACATTTCCTTGAGCGCGTCGCCGGCCAGGCTGTTGGCGATGACCTCGCCGAACTTGGCCTTGACCGCTTCACGCATGCTGTCTTCCTCGGCGCGCTGGTTGGCGGTCAGCGTGTCGGCCAGGGCCTTGTGGTTGGCGACCAGGCCGTCGACCTTGTCGGCCAGGGGCTTGATGATGGTGTCCGCCAGTTCCTTGATGGCGTTGGAGGTGTTGGTGCCGATTTCCTTCACGATTTCGGCCTTTTCTTCGGTGGTCAGGGGCATGTCGCCCTCCTTCTCAGGTTGATCAGGCCGAGCCTGACGATGGGTGAAAATGTTCTTGATGCTGTTGGCCACCATGGCGACCCAGGACTCTTGCCGGACAACGGGCTGGCCGGACTCGTCGAAGACGATCTTCCCTGCCTCGACCTTGTAGCCGTACACCTCGGTCACACCGCCGTTGAGGCTGATCACGGCCTGGGAATCGGTGAAATCGGCAACCCATGCGTACTGGTCGGGGCCGGAGGCGAATCGCTCCTTTGCGGCTCGGTCCAGGCGCTGCTCACGCTCCCGGTAGGACTCGCCAACCAAGGCGCCGGAGTTCGGCTGAAGCGGCACAGCCTGGTCCGCGTTCACCATGAGGCCGACGCCCTGCTCAGGAGTGGCCGCCCCTACCTCATGCAGCAGGATCGCGTCGTGGTCCATGCTCTGGATGTCGGCGACCCACTCCGCGCCTTGGGCGCGCTGGCTTTCGTTCGGCTCGATGCGGTTGAGGAATGCGGCAACGCTGGTATGGATCGGGGGAACGTCCTCCCCCTTCTCCAGCGCCTCGACGCGCTGCAACAATTCACGACCGCCTTCCGTGGACTTGGCGAACTCGACGTCGACCCACTTCTCCATGTAGACCCGGTTGCCTGACTTCTTCACGTTGCGGTTCCAGGCGCCGACGTGGGCGGCGTTGATCCCTTCAGGCGAGAACGCCGAAACGAACTTCCCGTCGACCATCGGGTGGCCGAGCGGCGCGAGCGTTCCCTCCAGCCCTGGGTAGTGCCTGTCGATCTGCTCGGCGGTGTAGAGACCACCGTTCATGATCACCCCGGCCGGCAGGGTGTAGCTCGGCAGAACCAGGTGTTCGCGCCCGTTGTAGGTCTCACGTCGAATACTGGCGCTGTTGACCTGGGTGGTGATGTTGACCTGCATGGGCATGGCTCAATCCTCTTTCGCCCAGGGCCCGCGCCCTTTGGCTTTCATGACTTGGTAGTTGCGGCGCGCGCGCTCGACGATGGCCGGGACAACCGGGTTCCCTTCGTCGTCGACCAGCACCTCGACCTGGCTGCACTTGCAATTTATTGAGTTTCCGTCTCGGCTGTACCAGTCCCTCACCTCATCCGAGGTGTAGAGCCTGGCGTGCCTGGCCGCATGGGTGGTCCTTGTGCTGGGGGACAGGGCCGACATGTGCATCAGCTTCGACTGGACGCCGTAATCGGCCTCAGCAGCGTCTTTCTCGTCCCAGCGAGCCCTTCGGAGTGCGGTAGTGACCTCAGTGCGGGCGATGCGATGACCTCGACGCGCCTCGATGCCGGTCTGGGCAGTCAGGTCCCGCGCAATCTCGCGGGGATTCTTCCCGCGCCCCATGCCTTCGGCGAGGATGCGCGCCATGTCGGCCTTGACCTGGCCCGACAGCCCCTTCATTTCCTCGAACTCCCGAGCGCGAAGCAGCGCCATGCGCGCGCGGTAGGCGTCGGATCGGAGGAGCACATCCAGCGACTCCCGGCCAGCGCGGTATGCAGGCGATTGCTGCGCCAGGTTGGCATGCGTCTGTGCAGTACCGCGGATGTAGGCAACCCCGACATAGGATTCGAAGAACCAGAGGTCCCGCTCCCCGCCCTCCTGCAGTATCTCGTCGACCATCAGGTTGGTGTCGGCGAAGATCGCGGAGAGAAGGGCCTGGTCGAGACGGTAGGTATACTGCTCGTTCACCACCGGTTGGGCCGGGATTCGATCCAGGGCCGCCACGTAGCCATCCCTGATCTTCCGCATGCGCCTGTCGAACTCGCGCATTGCGCCCCTTTCCAGGCGATCTACCCCGGTCGGGTCACTGCCGTTCGCCGGTAGGATCGGTGCGCGCGGCATCTTCATCCTCCGGTTCGGTGTCAGGCAGCGGATCGCCACCCTCGAGCGGGTCGTATCCAGCTTCTTCGCGTATTTCCTCCGCCGTGAACACGGGCTCGCCAGTGCCGATCGCGGCGCTGTTGATCTCGCTCATGGTCTTGGAGTTGGCCAAGCGCTCGGCCTTGGTCGGCACGGTGAGGTCATCCCAGATCGCGGTGAACTCAGCCTTCAGCGGAACCACGCCGATGCGCATCAGGTGCGCGAACAAGTCGTTGATCTCGAACGTCAGTTCTTGCACCCGGCGCGCCTGGCATCTGGCGTTGTGGTACTTCTGGTCCTCACTGCTCGCCCGCTCGCCGGTCTGCATGCCCACCAGAATCTTGGTCGGGATGTCGACGCCGCCGGCGGCGGTTTGCAGGTTGACGTTGTACGTAGGCCCAGGGTCCGAAACGGCGGACACCATCTGCGTGACGGTCGCACCCTGGGTTGGAAGCAGGACATCGTTGCCGCGGTTTAGCTGACGCGCCGCCTCGTTGAAGCGTTCGTTGAGCGCATCGAGCGTCACGCCGTAGGTGCTGGCGATCTCGCCGAGGTTAATCTCCTTGTCGAAGTTCAGCAGGAGCTGACGTGCAGCGTTCTTCAGGAACGATTCGCCACTGCCTCCCTCGACCTTCTCCAGGCTGATGAAGGAGTTGTAGGCAGGCTCCAGGAAGCCGATTGCATCGCCGGTCCAGTCTCCGAGGATAAACACCCGATCCGGATGGATATCCCGCACCAGGCCAGGGCGCCCGGCTTGGGAGGCCTCGGTGTATTCCCACATGGTGGGCTGCCCGTAGGTCTCGCTATCTAGCTTTTCGTCGAACGACTTCGGCTTAAGGCACCCAGCCCAGGCCGGGGTGACCTTCGCCAGGCCATTGACCTTTCCCGTGACAGGCATATCCCACGGCTGGCTATCCCTGATGTGCAGGAGCAACCCGGAATACCGACCCACCAAGCGGCGCCGGTCGGCTTCGGAGACAGCCCGCCAGAACCTGCCGCCTGCGATCAACGGCTTGTTCTTCCTCTCCCACTCGGTTTCGTCCTTGGAGCGGTCCTGATCGTCGCCCTCGATGACCTGCGGATTTGTCTTCCAGCACGTGGTGACGATCTTCTCGACCGCGCCATGGGCGATGCCGCCCCGCCGGTACATGGTGTACAAGTCGTTGAACGTGATTTCCTGAGGGAAACCATACTCGCACCATGCCTGCGGCCGCTTGGCGTCATGGCCGATGCCCTGGTTCAGCAGGCTCATTCGCGCACGCGCGACAGCACTGCTCATCGCGTGATTGACCGCGAGGTCGAGTTTGTCAGTCATGGTCAGTCCGATTTCAGGATGAGGCCTGGCTTGTCCGTCTCGCGGACCAGTTCGACAGAAGAGAGGTTGGGGTCGCGCCATACCATCGTCCCTTCAGCGCCAGCGTTCTCGACCGCCACGGTGCGGGCGCAGGACGTGCAGCGAGCACGGACCACCATGGAGCGGCTGGTTGCGCGCTCCGTGAGGATGAAGATGGCCATCAGCGGGCTCCTGGTAGCAGCATACCGACCGCGCCGCGGCGCTTGATCAGCGGGCCCAACGCGTAGCGTGTGGCGTCCCAGTAGTGGTTGTTCTTGTCGACGATATCGGTAAGCACATCCCCGGTCTGCCGGTCTACCTTGTAGCTGTATAGCCTGGCCTCGCGGAGGGTTTTCGTGCATCGCTCATGGATCACGATCTCGACATAGCTGCGAAGGTGGGCAATGCCGTCCTCGACGCTGCCTTTCCATTTCTCGACACCTTCGATCCTGGGCAGACATGCACGACTGCCATCTTTCCCTTTACTCCTGACGTGGCTGATCGTCTCCGGCCTGGCCGAGTCGGCTCGGACTGCATGTCGTTCGATCCCTGGCAAGCGCCTGATCATGTACTCAGCGATATCGTCGTTCTCAAGTCCAACCTTTCCGGCTTCGTGCTCAATCCAAAGCCTGCGGTCGTAAATCCAGCATTTGACGCCGACAGTCGGGTCCTGGCTGAACCCCCAGTCGATGCCGTAGTAAGGGCCATCCCAATCGGGACCAGGCTCGAACTCGGCCACCCGGTACTTGCCAGCAAGGATCTGAGCGTCGCTGTTCTCGCGGTAGGCGCCATCCCAGATCCAGGCATAGGTCTGGTCGTCCAGCGTCTGCCGGTCGTTCAGGCGCTCCTGATCGAGCACATCGGGAAACCACGGATTGTCCGTGTAGTTCATCTCGACGATTTTTGCGCCTGCCGGCATGTTCTTCCGGAACCGGGTGTCGGTGGCGCTTCCATCGCGCTCCGGGTTCCAGGTAATCCAGACCTCCGAGTCGTTCTCACGAACCGTCGGCAGGAGCTTTATCCACGCCGTTTCGCTGACGTTTTCAGCCTCGTCAACCCAGGCGATCAGGATTCTGGCCTTCGACTTGATGCTGTCGAGGTTATGGCGCAATCCGCAGAACACATACGAAATTCGGCGATTCTTGGTCCGAATGTACTTCTCACCAATGTCAAAGTACGCGTCCAGCCATGGCTCGGATCGAATTGCCTGCTTGATTTCCTCCATGGAGGACTCTTCAAGCGAGTTCATGTACTCGCGCGCCCCGAGGATCACGCCACTGATTCCAGCCTCCGCGTACATGTACGCCCTTACTGCCGTCATCTTGGCGAACGTGCGCGTTTTGGCACTGCCTCGTCCACCATGGGCGCCGCGGTACCGGGCAGGGCCTGAGAAGACTGGTATCAGCTTTGGCGGAAGTTCAATCTTCGCCGTGGTCATGGCCTGGCGCCACAAGCTGGATGGTGGTCGGCATTGTCGGGATCGGACCTCCGCCAGGACCAGAGTGCTCGAGCTGGTGCTTGTTGCTGTACATGCCACCCGACTCCTTGGCGGCCTGCTCGTAAAGCTGGGCAGCCAGGGCCATGTTTCGCATGCCCTCGGCGCGCTCAGCCATCCGACCCAATGCCCTCAGTCGGTAGGCGCGGTTGGCGATCGGGATGTCGGCGATCTCCTCGCGGAAGCGCTTGCGGGTGTCCTCGAAGAGGATCCGCCACTTCGCGGCAAGGCCCTTGCTGCACACCTTGTTCGGGTCGTGCGACTCGATCTGCTGCCGACTGACCTCGATGCCGAATTCCTTCTTGACCGATTCCGCAACCTGGGATGGCGTATCGAAACAGGCCAGCGCCTGAACGATGAACGCCTTCACGTCGCTGTTCAGGGTTGCCATCGTTTTTCTTCCTGTCATGGGCCTGTCGTGGCTATGCCGACTTCAGCAGGCACGTACCGCAGGCTCTCGAAATGTTAATTTTGGCCACCTCTGGAGGCCTGCTAGCAGCGTCGATGAGATACTGCACGTCCTTGCTTGGGCCGTACCGCCTCACCACGCCGACGAACTCCTCGACGTCATGCCCGCGGAGCTTCAGCTTTGGAAAGCCCTCCTCGGTGAACTTGGGCTCGCCATATTGGTTGTGCTCTTGGCAGATGTGGTAGAGCTCATGCTCGACCAATGCGCAGAACTCCGCGTCGGAGCACTGGGAGCAGTAGTCAGCAGCCAGGGTGATCAGAAACCTCGGCAGGTATCCGAACCAACGGATCATCTGCTGTTCCTGCCTACCCTTCTGCCAGGCTCCACAGCGGAACGTCACCTCTTCGCACTGACCCAGTACCGTCCTCCCCTGCTTGGTGAAGCTGGAGGCAGCCCATAGGAAAGCGAGAGGAGCGTCTTGTAGGTGGGCGTGGTCTTCATTGCCCAGGATTCCGTTCGGATCGATTAACACTGACTTCGCCCAAGCCAGAACATCCTGAGCGGGGACAAAGGCGTCCGCCCAATCTTCGCCTTCCGCGAACTGCCCGATCGTCTCTGGAGGGTGAGGTCGCTTCAGTTCCACGACCAGTCGCTTCCGAATATCTGCCGGCGCCGGGACCAGGCGTAAAGTACGAGCCCAGCATGGAGGATCACCGAAAATGGATTAACCGGTGCGCCCTTCATGATTCCGTACAGGATTCCGAATGCACCACCTGCCACCAGGTAGAAGGAGATACCCAATAGCGGCTGCCCAGACAGCTGGACGGTGCGCAGGAACTCCAGAGCAGCTACAACGACAAGCACACACAGCAGCGCATCCAGCGCCGCCAGAATCGACATGATCATGATCAGGTTCCTCTCGTAGGAAGGAACCGCTCTGTGATTGCCGTTACTGCCGCCTTCAGGCCGGGGATGATATTCATCGCCAGCAAACCAATGGTGAATGCGACACCACTCAGAAATGCGTCATCGAGTGGAATCTCGTACTCACGCGAAAGCCATGCGGCAACCGGAGCAGTCCAATAGGTTGAGCACCCGAATCCGGTTGCTACAGCGAGCGCGGCTTGCCAGCGGTTCAGGCCGCTCAGGAATCCAAGGGACAGAATAGACCCCCAGAACCCGGCAATAGCGACGCTGTACTTGGCGAAGAGACCTCCGCCAACGGTCGTCATCGGGTCCATTTGCTTACTCCAGATGCAGAAAAGCCCAGGTCATTGCCTGGGCCTTGTAGTGTGGTGCCGGCAGCAGGAGTCGAACCCGCAACCCTCTGATTACAAATCAGCAGCGCTCCCTGTTGCGCCATACCGGCTTATTGGCTGACGCGGATGGGATCGAACCATCGACCAGTCGGGTAACAGCCGACCGTTCTACCTCTGAGCTACACGTCATTGAATCGAGTTTGGAGCGGCTCGCGGGACTTGAACCCGCAACATCTGACTTGGAAGGACAGCGCTCTGCCAGTTGAGCTAGAGCCGCGGAATAGGTGCCGGGCGAACCCGGCGTCACGCCCGCAGAGCAAGTAGCCGGGGCTTTCGCCTTGATCACCAGTGGTGACCCTTGCTTTCTTCTGCCGCATGCGTGAATGCCGGGGTTCCACCGGCTCCCACTTCACTTTAACGCCTGCGTGTCCAAGGCGATCCCGGAGTATTAGGTCGCGGTAGGGCCGGGTCCCACCTTTGACCATCCTCGGCCGCGTAGTCGCAACCCAGAAGGATTTGGTAGCAAGGGCTGACTTATGCGCTAGGTGCTGGTTTGTGGCGGCGCGCATGCGTCCTGATTCGGTGGCAGTTTGCACAGACTAGATCGCATTTCGCTATTTCCTCTAACAGCTTTTTCATGCTGTGAGGGCTGGCAACAAGATTCGCAACATTATCAGTCTTCAACTCACCTTCGCGGTGATCGAAGTCCATCACGAATGGCGGGAAGCTATGGCCGCAATCGCCGCACGGATGGCTTTTAAGGTCGTCAACCAGCTTTCTAAAATCATCCTTGAGTGCTGACTTTCTGGCTTTCGCCCGTCGCACATACGCCTCTTTATTTCTCTGGTAGTGCAGCTTTGTAGCGAAAGCCTTACAGGCGTTGCATTGGGAATGCCGACGACCTTCACCTCTGAGAGGGAATTGGGCCAATGGTTTTAGGGTGCCGCACTTGGTGCACTCCTTCTCCATCTACCGCTTCTCCACCCTGCGTCGAAACAAAAAGCCCCGGCAGATGCCAGGGCTTCAGAGTTACCGATCCTCATAACGCGCAAGATCGGCAGGATGGGGAAATATTCGCTCAAACGCTCACTGATTGCAAGTCCTACGCAGCCTCTCCGACGATGATGCCCTCCTCCATCAGGATTTCACCCGCATCGAGCTCTGCCTCCTTGAGCATTTCGTTCAGCACACTGTGAATTCCTGACCTCCAGCGTCGCCTCGTCTGTTCGGGGCGGCCTTCAGATTCCCAGTTGTTCATGTCGTAGAACACGGCGTCGAGAATGATCATGTCGGTAGAGCGCTTGCCTTCTACCCCCTTCAGCTTGGGGATAGCCCAGGTATAGACTGCCATTCCGAGGAATCTGCGCGGCGCCGGAGTGGCGATCAGGGGGATAAGCGCCTCGATTGCGGCCTTCTTCTTCTCGCGGTGAGTGCTGTACTTGGCCACAAGCGCATTCCAGTGCCGCGGCTTGAGCTGGCTGTGCAGCCGGGCGTGCACCCAGCAATCAGCGTCTATGCGCTTGATGCCTGAAGTGTTCGAGCCCCTGATCAGCCCAGCTAAACCCTCACCCTCTGCATACCCTGGCTGGTAGAGCTTATGCCAGGCTTGCTTTGCAGTGTTGTCGATGGTTTCCGCCGCCAGGGCAGAGACGACTGCCGACCGAATGCTGGTGTAGATCATGCTTCCCCCTTAATCAGCCCATATTCACGAAGGATTTCCCATTGCTGGGCGATGTATTCGGCTAGCGTCATGCCGGCTTTGCCTCCTTGCGGAAGGCGGTGGCGACGATCAGGAACTGCACCATGAAGGCGGAGGCGCCAAGCATTGGATGCCCGCTGAAGATCAGGGCATAGACGTAGAAGATGGATGGTAGGAGCTGAATCCAGAAGGTCCGGCGGATGCGCGCACTGACCTCGTCCTTGACCATGCCGAGGAGCATCCCGATCCAGGAAAGAACGTTCATGATGACGCAGACGTAGAAGGCGAACTGCGATAGCTGGCCGATGCCGGACAGCAGGGAAAGGCTCAGCGTCATGCTGATGATGATCGAGATGGTGGTTTTCATCAGGCAGTCCTCTTTTTCAGTTCGCGCAGCTTGGCGCGGTACTCGGCGGTGATCGCCTTCAGTTCGTCGTTGGTGTACTTGCGGGGACGGTGATCGGTTTCCAGAGCCTCTACAGCTTCCAGGCCGATGCGTTCGATCAAGCCCTCACGGAAGCCCTGGGAAACGGTAAGCCCCTTCCTGGCGTACTTGCTTGAGCCCGCGTTACAGGCCTTGCATTGAAGCCATATGTTGGATGGCTCCAGGCGGTGCTCGGGCCTTGCCCCCTTGCCGAGAAAATGCCCTGCGTCGAATGCACCTCCAGTCTTCCAGCCTTGTTCGGCCAGTACCTCGGCCTGAGACTTGCCGCAGCTTATGCAGCCGCTGCCGATGGAAAGTTCGTAGGTTCGCCGGTAGTCACGAACCGCCTTCTCGGCATCCTTCACGAAATCGCTGTAATTCTTCAGCTTCTCCTTACGCGCCTTGATCTCCCGGCGGTTGCGGTCGGCGATGGCCTTCCGCGCCGGCTTGGCGTGCTTGTCTTTGATGGCCAGGGCGCAGGCTGGTGAGCAGACGCGCTGCCCGAGGCGCTGAGGGACGAACGTGGCGCCGCACTCAGGGTTCTGGCACTTTTTCAGTTTCGGCTTTGCCTCAATCACAACCGCCTCCTCGACTCTCGCTCTACCTCTTCCTTGAAACGCCGAAACCTGCGCTGATATTCCTCGAAGGACGAGTCACGACGCTGGCAGTAGATGGTTATGCCAGCGAATACCACGAACAGGGCGAAGAAGATGGATGCCTCAATGACAAGTTCACCGCTCACGCCTCCACCTCCTTCGCCTTCTGCTGCTCGGGCTGGAAGTCGCCGCGCAGGGGCATGAGATACCGTTCAGGTATGTAGAGCCGGTCTCCTTCATGGAGCACCCACCAAGCTGGCCGGCTCACCTGAAAGGTCTGGCCGTCGTCTACAAATAGATCACCGGGGGCAAGTCGAGACATCAACTCGACTACCACTCCTGCACTGATGCACTTGGGGATGTCTTGCAGATTAAGAGCGAGATCCCCCGCCTTGAACTTGCTCATGCAGCCTCCTGCATCATCAGCGGCCACCCTTGCTCGGCGGCCCACGCTTCGATCTTGGTCATGTAGATTCCGAACTCGTCGACGGTCAGCTTCGTGGTGCTGATGCCGCGCAGTTCGGTCGAGCCGTCCGGCAACTTCACGTCCTCGCAGCCGATGAACCAGCGCTTGAACTGCTCGTGCCAGACCTGATCGTCGAACTGGCGGTTGTCGACCCAGGCGACGGCGGCCAGCTCGCGCAGAAGGGACCAGTACCGCTTGTTCTGCTCAATGGAGCGCTTCGACTTGAGAGGGCGTAGAACCAGCTCGTAGCCACCATGTGCTTCTTTCATCAGGCCCTGGATGAGGTTCCATGCCGCGACGAAAGCCGGACGGATGCCGACAGCGCCTTGGATGCGGAAAGTGCGGTCAGCCACGGCTTGCCCTCCGCTCAGCCAGCTCCGCGCATTCCCGGCACTTACGAACCCCAGGAACGAGTGCCCGCCGCGCTACAGGAATCTCCTCGCCGCAGTCCTCGCAGTCGGCCAGGCCCTCCCCCAAGTAATGGATGTACTGGACTCGGGCATTAAGCCGTTCAGCAAGTTCACGCTCGGCGTAGTCGTTGGCGATATCTACGATATCCATGTCACTCACCCTCCCCTTGCAGGCTCTTCAGTAGTGCCTTGAGCTGGCGATAGCTTTCCATCGACTTGGCGTTCGATTCGCGTTCCTGCTCAACCGCCAGCGCGACGTCCTCGATGCGATCAGACAGGCGCTTCATGTGCTCGGCCATGCCGGCGAGCTCGTTTGCCAGTTCGCCCAACATCTCCAGCGGGGAGGCGGAGCGCTTGGGCTCGGGCTTGGTTTCGATCTTCTTCGCGGGCTCCGCCATCTTCGGCTCCTGAGGCTTGGTCTTTTTCTCGACTTGGATTCGTTGGTAGTGGTCAGTACCAGTGCGGCGGATCAGTCCGGAATCGACCAGATCGCGCAGACAGCCCTGGACAATCCGAACGTCCGGCGTGCTTCCGGTCATGTTGCGGAGCGCGGTCAGCACCTGGAACGAACGCCAGGGCTCAGAGATCGGTACGCACTCGTAGACCTTCTTCGCGATGCCGGTCTGCCCCTGCATGAGGGACTCCTGTTTTGCGGGCGTCACTGCTCGATCCTCCCTTCAGGCCAAATGCACTTCACGACCGCGAGCGGGTCGCAGTCCTCCATCAGAATCATCGTGAAGCGCTTGGCGCCTACGATTACGGTCCAGGAGCGTTTCATTGGGCCGCCCTCTTCGCCCGGTACTGCGCCTGCCGGATCTTGCTGCACTTCACGTGGCTTCCGTGGGCGCGGGATTTTCCGCAGATGTCGCAGGCACTCGGCAGTTGCAAGCCTTCGGTGGTGATCTTTCCGCCGAGTGACTTAGTCATGACCAATACCTCCACGGGCGGATTTCCAGTTGAATAGCAGGACGATGACCCCGCCTTCACGCAAGCGGTCTGCTGAACGCTCGCCCAGCGCGACTTTCACTTCATCAACGCCCAGGTTGGAGATGATCACGGTCGGCCTGCATTGCTCGTAGCGGCCGTTTACGATGGCGAAGATGGTGCGCAGCTCGAAATCACTAGGCTGTTCTTTGCTGACGCCGATCTCATCCAGAACCAGAAGATCAGCAGCCACCAGCGGGGAGAGAATTTCGCCCTCGGTCTTGTAGCTGTTGTCGCCGTAGCTATCGCGGATTTCCTGGAACACGCTACCGATGGTTCTGTACACAGCGGTTTTGCCGTGGAGCTTCATCACAGCGTTGGCAATGGCTGCGCCAAGGTGAGTCTTCCCTGTACCGGGAGAGCCCAGCAGGAGCATGCAACGTCCGACCTCTGCATGTTCCGGGAAGCCCTCCGCGAACTCCTGGCACACGCGCAGCGCTTTTGCCTTCCCTGCGTGGTCAGTTACGTACTCGTCGAAGTTCTTCTCAGCGAAGCGTTTAGGGATGGCTGCTCGCCCGAGACGGTGTTCAAGATTGCGTTGACGCTCCCAAGTTTCCATTGCCTTGCGATTCGCCATCTCTTCGGCATCGGCGCGCTGGGTGCAGGCTGGGCAGCGAGAACGAAACTCACGTCCAAGCAAGCTGGTGATTCTCTGCTCATACGGGCCGTGCTCATCGCAGACTGCCGGCTCAGTACGAGCACCAACTGAGGCACCGATTTGGACAACGTTGCTAGAAGCCATAGGTTCCGTCCTCCCGCTCGATCAAGCCTGCGGTGTAGTCGCGATCAGCAAACCCGTGGTGGCGGCTGCTTGGTAGGTGGTGGACATTGCCGCGCGGAAGGTCAATCTCATCCTCCCAGCGCTTCCCGTTGAGCCATGTCGATGCATGCGGGATGAACTGCCCGTTGTCCTTGGTCCAACTGGGTAACTGCCGGTGCTTGGCCAGAGCGCTGACGATCGTGTCAAACAGGTCGGCAGTGAGCTTCAGCTTCGCCCACGCCTTTTCGGCCTTGTCTTTCCCGACCTTTCTCGGATACAGCTTCCAGAACCGCGAGAACATCTCTGCGCGGTCAACCGGAGCTTGCGACGGGTTGAGGGAATCAGGAATCAGGAATCCGGAATCAAGAGAGAGGGAATCAGCAGGGAAAGAACTGTGCGAGTCCGGTGCTTGCACGGTGCTTTCCTCATTCTTTCCCTGGCATGAGTCTACTTCGGGCATTTCAGGGATGATGCTCTTGGCTTCTTTGACGTGCGGGTTCTGGTGTTTCGACCAGTTGATGATCTGAATGGCCTTCACGTCGCCCACGGTGTAGCGCTTGATGAACCCCAAGTGATCAAGGTCATCGAGCATTCGGTCCATGTCGACATTGTCAGCCGGGAACAAGGCCATTTTCAGGCGGCGCGGGCGATCTTCGAGACGCCCCTCCCGGTCAGCCTCGGTCCAGAGGCCGATGAACAGGAGGCGAGTTGCGAAGTCCAGCTCTACCAAATGTTCGTTCGAGAAGAACCCTGGCTTGATGTTTCTTGAACGGGCCATCATTGGACCTCCAGGTTGTACTGCGCCCACAGGCCAGCCACCCAAGTGACGCCCTTAGGGGTAAATTTGGCTTGATTGAAGGCGTGACCGCTGTCGCTTGTGCCGGTCTTCACGGCGAAGCGGCCAGCGTCGATATGGTTCTGGTATGCCTGCCATTCGCCGCCCATGCGATACATGATCTTCTTGTCGAGCAAGAACTCACGGAATCGGGCCTCATTGGCTCTGAGCAGCTTGGCGGTTTGGCGGAAGCCCTTAAGCCCGGTGGATTCGACATACTTGTCGACAAACTCTGCTTTGGGCGCAGCAATCGCCAATGCTTGCTGAGCCACCTGCTTCTGTTCCACCTCATCCGCCCAGGCGCGGGCTGCTACTACCGGATTGGTAAAGTCGGGGAGCGTGGCAATTACACGAGGCGCCTCGAAGGATTTCAGCTTGGCCAAGACCGTGCGGCGAACCGACTTAGATTCGCGCATCCCTACCAGCACGCACTGGTCAAGAGTCAGGTCGTAGGCGGCGACTTGGTTGCCATGGAAGGGGGTGTAATATTTTTGCACCCCCTCAAGTTCATCACCCAACTCGTCTTCGACACGAGCAAGAAACTGATCATTCCTGACCCTGGGCTCCCCAGCATCCGCGCGGGCATCATTGATGAGATCGCGCAGCTTGAGGGTGCTCATTTTGCGTGCCACGAAGTCGTGGTTCGCATTTTTCGGAACGACGGTTTCGGTATTGCCGTGGATAATCTGATGCATTAGAGTTACCTCATCTGATGTAGCAATGAGCCGGGCCGCAATCCCGGCTTTTTTGTGCCCGGCGTTCGGCGCCCCTCAATCCCACCCCAACGGCCCAGGCCGCTTCTTTTCGGCCTGAAGGCCAAGCTCGGCCAGGGTCTTGAGCGCCTGGATGTACTCGGATGGATGGCACTGAGCCGACATCGGGACGACCTGAAGCTCCAGCAGCGCAAGCACCTTGCACCACCGCTCTATCTCGCCCTCTTTCCAACGACTGACAGTCGATTCGCTCACGCCGATTGCGTCGGCGACGGTCTTCTGTCCCACCGACAAAAGTCGGTTGAGGATCAGGGACTCGAACTCCCGTGCCCTTGCATCGCGCTCGGCGTTTAATTGGCTGGCTGTCATGTCAGGCGGCCTTCTGATCAGCCTTCAGCTTGTTCTTGCTGATGACTTGAAGTTGGTACTGGCGGCCTACGGGGATCGACTCTCCCCACTGCGTGACAGCGCTCGGCCGGATGCCCAGGGCCTCAGCGAGCTTCTTTTTGGAGCCAAAATGCTGGATGGCTTCGTTCATGTTCATTGCGCGTCCTCGCGTAGCAATGAACCAATTTCAGCACACTGAAATAATGTTCGCAACAGGCTTCCGAGTTTTGCACTCACTTAAATTAAGCTGTCTTAACATCATCGGATGAACAGAAACGAACGAATCGCGCGAGCCATCCAGCTCAGCGGAAAAACGAAAAGTGAAATCGCAAAGCTTTGCGACGTCGCGCCCTCAGCCGTCACTCAGTGGATTAATGGCGACAGCAAGAGCCTAAAGGCGGAAAGCGCCTTCGCCCTTGCGAAAGCCACCGGCTTCCGCGCGGAGTGGATAACGCTTGGGTCTGGACCAGAGCGCGCCATTGACGTAGGTCCCGACCACAACCAAGGCGAACTTGTCGGCTTGGTCTCTGCCTGGGATGCAGACACGCCGCTTGAAGATGACGAAGTAGAGCTTCCGTACTACTCTGAGGTTGAACTCGCCGCAGGGAACGGTATGACGGAAGTCGTTGAAATTGCAGACAGAAAGCTTCGGTTCTCAAAGGACACGCTTCGGTCAGCAGGCGTGGAGCCGGAATGTGCCGCAGTGGCCCGAGTTCGTGGGCGATCCATGGAGAGGCTGATCCTCGATGGCGCCGCTATCGGATTCGACACCAGCTTTACACACATCGTCGACGGTGAGATCTACGCCTTCAATCAGGATGGAATGCTTCGCGTCAAGTACCTCTATTCGATGCCCGGGAACTCAGTCCGCATCAGAAGCGAAAACAGCGACGAGTACCCAGACGAGATACTGACCGCCGAGCAGTTCGGCCAGATTGCAATGCTTGGGCGCGTGTTCTGGTGGTCCACGGTACGGCGAGCCCCTCGCAGATAGAGTTTCGGTAATTCCAACAAGGCCCGCCTAGCGCGGGCTTTTTCGTGCCTGGCAATCTCGCCAAATTCAGCAAACTGAAAATATTTTCTTCAGCACGCTTGACTATGAATTTCAGCACGCTTAAATTTCACCTCAACGCCGCAGAACAACGCAGCGCCAGGCCACCGAGCCGACCGCTCTTTCGACAATTTGGGAACCCATGCCGGCCTCTGGTTGCCGGCCAGGCTCAAGGCTGACGCGACGCATCTGGAGTCGCGCGCCGAGGGTCTGCACTGCTCACGCTCCCTGCCAGGGTCACTCAGATGGTGGCTTTGTACCTGGTACCGCCGAAAGGCGGGGAACACAGCGGACAGGCGCCGAAAGCGCTTGCAGTGAGGACAGAAATCATCGCCCAGGCGCAGGTGGCGGGTAACAGCGTCCGAGCAAGAAGACTGCGACGTTCGGCATGCCGGCTGAGCGGTTTACGGAGACACCAGAAGCAACACCCGCGGGTTGTAGAAGCCCAGTAGGCGAACGCGGGAGAAACACCGATTTCACTGGCTGGCCCTCCACCGAGGGCCAGACGGGAAGTCAACACGCCCTGGAGGGCAAGACGATGAATGAAAAGGCCTCACTGGCTTTACGTCAGTCTCTTCGAATCATTCGCAGGGAGAACGACGTACACCGAGCGCGCATCGAGTACTACGAAACGGTCGGGATGTTGCGCGGATTGCACTACGGCGGAGCGATCGATTCCTGGCAGTTGGTAGCTCTAACTGAGCTCGCAGGAAGCGCATACATCAACGCTGGGAAACCCTGGTAAGGAGGCCTGATATGGCTCAATTCAATGTCGATGCGCACCTGAGCAACGGCAAACGCCTGGATTGGATTGCCCTGCCGGACGGAAACGAGACACCGGATGACGTGCTGATCAAGGTACGCCAGGCCGCCATGAAGAAGTTCGGCGACCTCATCTGGTTCAACCGCTGGGACCACGTTGTTGCCAGCAACGGCTACATCACCGTGCGGATGCATGCGTGACGCAAGGAGTCGACCCGATGACAATCATTCACGAATGCGACCGGTGCAACGCGCCCGGTCGCGTGATCGAGACGTCCGACGGATTCCGCTGCGAGGGTTGCTACGAGGAGGCGCAGGAGCAGGTGCGCAGCGATGCGAGCTGCCCCAAGTGTGGGCGCCTGGGGGTGACGGCTACCGGAATTTGTTACGCCTGTGAGAACACTGCCCCGGTTCGCCGGGGCATCACCAGCTCCAACCCATTTGCCCATCCGGGCGCCCTATCGCCCAACCCAGGGCAAACCTAAAACGGAGAATCGCGATGGCGAGCAAGAAAAAAGCTGCGTCCGAAGAGGTCGTGACCGCTTACAAGGGATTCAAGCAGGACCTGACCTGCCGCGACTACCAGTTCGAGATCGGCGGCACCTACAAGCATGATGGTGAGGTAGAGGCATGTGCTTCGGGTTTCCACTCTTGTGAGTATCCCCTTGATGTCTTCGGCTACTACGCCCCAGGCAAAAGCCGATTCGCCATCGTAAAGGCTTCGGGGCAACTGAGCCGTCACGACGATGACAGCAAGATCGCCAGCGCCACCCTGGTGGTGGAGGCGGAAATCAGCATGCCGACCATGATCTCGCGGGCCCTCGACTGGATCATGAGCAAGGTAGATAAGTCGGTTGAGCAGACGGTGGTAGGCGGCACAGCGTCGAACACCGGCGACTACTCGGCAGCGTCGAACACCGGCAACCGCTCGGCAGCGTCGAACACCGGCAACCGCTCGGCAGCGTCGAACACCGGC